AGGAAACTAGCAAAAAGAACAAGAAAGTCTCATACCCTATATGGCGGTACACACAAAAAAAATCATAAAAAACATACTCACAAACGTAAAAAGCGTCGCAACTAAAAATCTCGTTTACCGCCCCTATACAGAATGGCAGCAGCATCCGCTATGAATGTATCCCTCCGCAAGTTCGAGATGAAGAAGATTCCTCAGGATGCCGTCGCAGTTTTTATTGGGCGTCGTCGTACGGGTAAGAGTACCCTTGTTCGTGACCTCCTGTACCACCACCAGAATATGCCCCTTGGTACTGTAATTAGCGGTACAGAGGAGTCGAATAGTTTCTATAGTCAAATGATTCCGCCTCTCTTCATTCATGGAGAGTTCAGTCCAGTAATCCTCGCAAACTTCTGTAAACGTCAGAAATTGGTCATGCACAAAATCCAACAGGACCTTGCCGTGGGTAAACAAAGTAAGATTGACCCCCGTTCCTTTATGATTCTCGACGACTGTATGTACGACGATTCCTGGACTCACGATAAGAACATTAAGTATCTCTTCATGAACGGTCGTTGGCTCAAAGTCTTCTTTTTGATTACTATGCAGTACCCACTCGGTATTCAACCGGCGCTCCGAACAAACGTAGACTATGTTTTCATTCTTCGCGAACCCTATATGTCAAATCGTAAACGCATCTTCGATAACTACGGCTCCGCATTTCCCTCCTTTGAGTTTTTCTGCCAGGTTATGGACCAATGTACACAGAACTATGAATGTCTCGTCATTGACAATACATCACAGAGCAATAAGCTCGAAGATTGTATTTTCTGGTACAAGGCTGAAATGCACCCTGAGAAATTCCGTATTGGGGCGCCTGAGTTCTGGCAACATAGCGAACAACATTATCGTGATAAAGGTGAAGAGGATATCAACCAGTATGACCCGAGTGCAGCACGTAGACTCAAGGGACCTCCTATAAATATTCGCAAGATGTAGGAATGAAGAGTGACACAATTGCGATATTAATAATACTTCTCTTCGCATGTGTTCTCATGGGCTGGTATACAGTTGAAGGACGCATGGAAGGATTTGAATCAGGAGAAGGTCAAATGTGCGGTGTTGATATGGCTCCGTGTGCTCATGGCACAAAGTGTATGAACGGATACTGTGTATCACTTGCTGCTCCCATGCTTCCAACAAGTTCAGGACTTACTGTTGAACCCTCCGATCTAGCCAATCCTGGAGGCTTTCTACACACTGAGTAGAATGGCTAAGATGTTTCGGTTAGGTGTAGCGGGCTGTGCGCTTGTTATTTTATTTGCGGTACTGCTGATTATGCCGTGGCTGCGTAGTACATTCCCCGGTCTCGTACAGGGTTTCTCTAACTACGATTGTAAGCGTGAGATACAGTGCCCCGAGGGCACTTTCTGCCAACGTGACCAATGTATTTCAATTGCGCCGCCGATGGATAGTTCGGGTGCTGTAGGTGCGTCCTCGTAAATGTCTGTTCTATGTTTTTTCAAAAAACTGTAAACAGAATCTAATCCTTCTTGTCCTCCTTCTTGCGCTCCATCGCCAGGTCAGCAGGACCACTAAACATACTCGCATAGGAGCCAACACCCGCTGTGAAGGGGGATGCATCGGCAGCCGCATTACTCGCACCCTCAGTCACTTCCTGACTTACCCCCTGAGTCACCCCTTGAGTCCCCTGTAAGTTCTGACCCGCCATACCCTTCACGCCCTTCTGGCGTTGCTCCGAGTAAAACGTATCACGCGCGGACTCATTCTCCTTGTACTTCTTCATGAGCGTATTGAGCTGGTCCTCCGCATACTCCTGCTCAGCTACGGCATTCGGATTCGGGTCCCACGGCAGCCACTTTCCAACCTCACCTACAAACACATTGTGAATCGTGTCATTGCGCTGGAGCTTCTTAGAGCGCGCAACTGCTTCTCCCTGAGAAGCATAGACTCCACGAATCTTCAGTCCACGGACACTCGTCTTAAAGTTATTCTTCGCAAAGAACTCCTCCTCCAGGCGAGTACCATTCTTGTAAAGAAAATCATCATACGCCTCCTCAATTGTAGTTGACTTAATCTCCTGCTGATTCTTGCGTACATAACCCTCCAAGTCAGCCAGTACAACCTCCATCTTTACCTGACTAGAACGGCAGATAAGGGCAACTCCAGACAGGTCGAGCTTCTCTGACTTGACCGCCTCTGCCTCAAGCTTTGAGTTGACAGAACGAACCGTATCTGCAAGAAATGCCTCAAGCTTCTTTGTCTTATACTGAATTTCATAATCCTTTACAAAACTCGAAAAGAGGAAAGCATCTTTACTTGCAAGTGTCTTCTCCGGACTCAAAAAACTCAGTAAACAAAACTTCTGACCAGGGATTTCCTGATCTTCCTCAAGATAGTCCTCCTTCTCGGTATAGTTGGTCTCCTTTGACATTCTAAGGGCTTACTGGTATATTTCTTTAGGGGGTTTCCACGCAGTTGCGCCCAACTTTTTTCTCACGGAGAAATATAATAATGGATCTCGCTGAAGTTCTTAATCGCGCCATCAAGTATCTGATTGAGGGTATCGCCGTCGGTCTCGCTGCCGTCCTGGTTCCCCGGAAGGGCATTGACTTCCAGGAGGTTGTCGCCATCGCCATCGTCGCTGCGGCTGTTTTCGCCGTGCTCGACCTCGTCTCCCCATCCATCGGCGTGACGGCTCGCCAGGGTGCCGGCTTCGGTATTGGCGCGAACCTAGTAGGCTTCCCGCGGTAAGCTTACGAAGTAAGCGACCCTTCAGTTATAAGACTATCAACACATCTATTATTTTTCTATGGCATAGATAAATAGCAAATGCGTATGTCAACAATGACTGTTTCACTTATTGTGCTTATTTGTACAGTTCTCTTTGGAGGACTTGTGGTATCGCGTTCATATTCTGAAGGATTTGAGGAAGCAAGCGAAAATAAGATTTCGACAAGTCAACCCGCTCAACAAGTATTAGCGAAGCCTGCTCCTGATATTATGGTACCATCTATGCAAATGCAGATGCAGCCCTCTATGTACCCTATGCCAATGCAAATGCAGCCCCCTATGATGGAACCCGTTTCATTACCGTTTGATGCACAGATTCTTCTACCAATCCAATCACCTACATTTAACCAATATCGTACAACTGCTGCTATGCAACTCCAGGGTGCACCCTACGGCCAGATGGCCCAAATGTCACAAATGCCCCAAATGGCAGAAATGCCCTCTTACTTTACACCTAAAAAAATCGATGAACAAACTATGCTTTTAGATAAAGCCATGCAAGCTGCCCTAGAAGGTGATATGGCAACTGCCGCATCTCTAAAAAAGGCAGCATCACTAATTGGTAGAGGTTAAGTAGAATGCGTCTATCCAATACAGCCCTAGCCCTCGTTATTTTTGCATCAGCAATCCTCCTCTCTGTGATAAGCCCGCTTCGCGAATTTTTCACATCTCCTGGTACTATTGTACAACTGGCAACAAGTCATGTTCCCACAGCAGAAGATTATAATTACTACAATAATGTATATCCTCATGTTGTCCGTCGTGAAATTACAAAAATGACCGGTGAAGATCCTGGACAACTCCACCCATGGACATTTCCATATGTAAGTCGCTAGGCTTAAATTGACCTCACAAACTGCCAATCAAGGTCTTCACAGATTTTTTGCCAGATTTTATCCTGTGTATAGAGTTTATCACGATTCTTCAGAAGTGGAAAATTCGGTAAATAATCATCAAGTTCCAGGAGTTCACAGAACTTGTAGAGAACATAGGAATATGAAAGGAAATTGCTACGTCCCTTCGGGCAATGCTTCTGAAAATGCGGCTGAATCTCCTTAAACATATACCGCAACTTTTCTTCAATCTCACGATTCATCACAGGGGCATTCTTGCCATTGAGACGATTTGTAATATGAGGAACGTGTTCATAATATTTATTTGCCTTAATTTTCTTTAAAATCTCACGAATCTTCGCAGGCTTCAGACCTTCAAGCTGTGTAATCCGTTCCTTCTTCAGTTCTAGAAGAATCTGGTCGTAGATCTCCTGCGGAATATCGGTACACTCCTTTGCTTGAAACTGTGCGAGCCATTCATTAAAATGGTTGATGCGCTTGTACGCATAATAACTCACTTCACGAGGCGGATCCTTATAACTCGGCTTATCACTATCCATCAGAACAAACTCCTGATTTCCACACGCTGTACAACTAAACATGGCTTCATTTGAACTAAAAATCATTTCGGCCGAGCATAAATCACATAGACCAAATCCACTTTCAGCTTCAACCGATGTATTTCTTGCATGTCCAGGGTCGACTTTCTGTAGATATTTATCGAGGAGTTTATCACGCTGTAAATTCTCACCCTTTATCTCCTTTTTCAGTTCCGCCAGAGCTACTCCTGTTTCGCCTGCCGCTTCTTGAAGTGCCGCGAGCACACTCCCCGGCTTCACATAACTTCTGGTGGTTTGAAGACTCTCTACACCATTCTGAATCTTCTCTTGGATATCATAATACGTATAAAGTATATCGCCAGTTTCCAGGAAATAGTTCAACATATCCTCCTCCTTTGTGATTGATTGAATCTCACGCTTCACTTCACGAAGCTTATTCTCCTTAAGATTTCGTTCAATTATATTCTCACATGTCTCAATTTCTCGAAGTAGTTGTTTTTCATGTAGTTTCAATGAAGTAACTCCCTCTTTTTGTTCCAAAAGCTGGGACATTTTTACCTGGTGAATCGCATCTAGCGTAGTACGAGCCTCCGGATTAGAACGCTTTGTTGGTCTTATTTTGAAGTAGGGTTCTCCCATACTAAACTCTATTCAGATTTCTTGAATCTGTTTAGGCTTCAAAGAGATTTTTTCTCTTCGCGCCAAAATTATTTTCTAAGTTGAGGTTATAAACTAAAATGACAGGAGGTGGTCTTATGCAACTTGTAGCTTATGGCGCGCAGGATGTTTACCTCACGGGCAACCCCCAGATCACCTTCTTCAAGGTGGTCTACCGTCGCCACACGAACTTCGCCATGGAGGCGATTGAGAACCCGTGGAACGGCGCGCCGAACTTCGGCAAGCAGGTCACGTGCACGATCCAGCGCAACGGTGACTTAATCTACCGTATGTACCTCCAGGCGACGCTGCCGAGCGTCTCCCTCCTTGCGTCTGACGGCTCTGGCGCCCAGTTCCGCTGGCTCAACTGGGTTGGACACAACCTCATCGACTGGGTTGAACTCCAGATCGGCGGCCAGCGCATCGACAAGCACTATGGACAGTGGCTCCACATCTGGAATGAGCTCACCCAGGAGCCTGGCAAGCAGGCTGGCTATGCCAAGATGGTGGGCAACATCCCGCAGCTCACGAACCTGCTGGTTCAGGGCGGCGAGTCTTGCGACAACTACTGCTCAGGTGGCGAGCCGAACAGCTCCAACGAGGTCCTCAACTGCTCCCCTGAGTACACGCTGTATGTACCGCTCCAGTTCTGGTTCTGCCGCAACCCTGGTCTTGCGCTCCCGCTCATCGCGCTCCAGTACCACGAGGTCCGCATCAATCTCCAGTTCAACGACCTCACGAACCTCTGCTGGGCGTACACCCCGCAGGCGTCGTCGACGACGGCGATCCAGACGCGTGTTGGCAACAACGGCCTCGTCGCGTGCTCCCTGTATGTCGACTACATCTACCTTGACACGGATGAGCGCCGCAAGTTCGCGCAGGTGTCCCACGAGTACCTGATTGAGGTCCTCCAGTTCACGGGCGGTGAGTCCATCACGTCCAGCTCAAACAAGCTCAAGCTGAACTTCAACCACCCGTGCAAGGAGCTTGTCTGGGTCGTCCAGCGCGACTCCTTCACGAGCTGCGACACGAATGTCATCAACCCGTGGAAGGGCCAGCAGCCGTTCAACTTCTCTGACTGGTGGGACCGGTCAGTCCTGGAGTCTGGCTACTCCGTCACGCGCGTTGAGGGCATGGCGGGTGGCAACCCGTGCGTAACGGCGCTCATCCAGCTCAACGGCCACGACCGCTTCCAGGTACGTGAGGGACGCTACTTCAACGAGGTCCAGCCTTACCAGCACCACACCAACATCCCGTCTGTTGGCATCAACGTCTACTCCTTCGCCCTCCAGCCGGAGCAGCACCAACCGTCAGGCACGTGCAACTTATCACGCATTGATAACACCACGCTCCTCCTCACGGTCTCTAATAACGCGGTTGGTACGGCGACGTCCTCCACGGTCTACGTCTATGCGACGAACTACAACGTTCTTCGCGTGATGTCTGGCATGGGTGGACTTGCATACAGCAATTAAAAAGTGGAAATCCACCCAGCGATTTCCCGGTTATCATATTATATTTTTATTATTATTAGTTAAATAATAAATTTGATTAAATTTTATATTCAATAAGTATAACTAATTGAATATGGAATTAGAACAACATTCTGAATATAACAATTCTAATTCAGGTAGAAAGCCTGGAATTATAGACTATCAATTTATATCATATAATAATAAAGAATATGTTATAGGTATTGTACAATACAAATTACAAGATATTAAATTTGTATTTGATAAAGAGTATTATAATATTGTTTCAACACGTGCGTGGCATATTGCTTCAAATAATTATGTTTCATCCGCATATTTATGTGGAGATGGAAAAAGAAGAGAATTATATTTACATAATTTAATAATGGGTGTTGATTTATTTCCTGGTAAAGGAGCAAAAGAAACAGTAGATCATATTAATCGTAATGGGCTTGATAATAGAAAAGAAAATTTAAGAATAATTACACAATCGCAACAAAATATAAATCAATCAAAAAA